AACCGTCGAAAGCATCTCGAAAAGAAGAAAGCCTTTCACAGTTGACTATACTGGGTTTGGTTGGGTTATGATAAAGAAAGGCGTTTTCGAGGAACTCGAATACCCCTGGTTCGCTCCTAAGATGCAAGTCTTTGAATCTGGTAAAGTACAGGATATGTGTGGAGAGGACGTATCGTTCTGTCTAGACGCTAAAGAAGCAGGTGATGAAATCTGGTGCGATCCTCGTATCAGGGTGGGTCACGAAAAAACTCGTGTTATCTAAATTATGCTTATTATGACAATTGCTGCGTGGCTCGGTTTATTCGTTATTCTTGGTATTATAGGGGGCATATACCTTCTTAACCTTTATAACCCACATTAATGGATAAACGTTATAACATACGTTATAAGGGTGATATACTTCACCCTAATGTTTCTATAGAAGAATGTAGCGAACTCTTATCAAGTATTGCAGAACGCTTCTATAGTGGTGAAGATGATGAAATTAACCCTAGTTTTTTAGAAATGGAGGAACTTATTAATGGCCGCATGGAATAGTGAAAACACAATTGAGGCAAAACCGAAAAAATCTCGTCAGGGAAGAGGTAAACATAGCAAATATGCCGCTTCCTCTCGTAATAAAGCACCGAAAAGGTATCGAGGACAAGGTAAATAAATACAAGGGACTCCGAGAGTCCCTTTTTTATTGCAACGAGGTCTAAATGGAAGAAAAAATGCTACGTGAAATTGCAAACGATGCAATAACACCCAAGAAAACAAATAAAAAAGTACAAAATGACCTTTATGAGAGGGTAGAAGACGCTGATTTCTATGAAGGTTTGGATTATGACGACCAAATGATACCCTCTGCTGAAAGTTAGTCATCAATCCTTAATAAATAAACAATAATTGCTGTATTAATGTGCCTTTAGAACGAGTTAGCCAAGGATTTAAGGATATTAGCATGACTTTTCAGGTTAATCCCCTTAATTCTGACCTTATTGGTCTTAAAAATGAGAATGCTATTGCTCGTTCTGTGAGAAATATTGTTTTTACTTTACCTGGAGAGAAGTTTTTTGACGAAGATTTTGGATCTAGGATCTCTGCTTCCCTTTTCGAGAACATTGATGATATTTCTGCAGCAGAAATTGTCGATGAAATAAGACAATCGATTGTTAATTATGAACCAAGGGTGGATTTACTTGATGTGCAAGCATTTCCTAACTTTGATAACAATCAATTTGATGTTCGTATTGTATATGAAATCATAGGAGCTGATGTTCCTGCTCAAGAACTGCAATTTGCACTACAGTCAACAAGATAGATGGGATTAGTTAATTTTTCTAACCTTGATTTTAATCAAGTTAAGACATCGCTTAAAGAATATCTTAAAGCAAACTCTACTTTTACGGATTATGACTTTGAAGGGTCTAACCTTTCATCCATAATTGACGTATTAGCATATAATACCTACATTACTTCGTACAATGCCAACATGGTAGCGAACGAAGTCTTTATTGATAGTGCTACTTTAAGGGAAAATGTAGTTTCATTGGCAAGAAATATAGGATATGTACCAAAATCACGTAAAGCAGCAGCTGCAACCATAAGTTTTTTCGTAGATTGTTCAAATATTAGTCCAACACCCTCCACAATTACTCTTAAAGCAGGTCCAGTTGCTGCAACTTCAGGAACTTTTGGTAATCAATCGTTTATTTTTTCTATTTGTAATGATATTACTGTTCCAATACTAGATGGAATCGCTAATTTTGATGAAATTAGCATTTATCAAGGGTCTTTACTCACTTCGACATTCACTTTTAGCTCTCAAACACCTAATCAGAAGTTTATTTTACCAAATGCAGGTATTGATACATCATTAATGAAGGTTGTAGTAAGACCAAACGAACAATCATCAAGTAAAACCAATTATACTACTCAAGATAGTCTCTTTGATCTTGATTCTGAATCAAAAGTTTACTTCTTACAAGAAATTGAGGATGAAAGATATCAACTTTTCTTTGGAGATGGAATTTTTGGCAAAAAATTAGAAGAAAACAATTTTATTAAGGCAGATTACATTATTTCTAATGGAGATTCTGGAAATGGAGTCAGTCAATTTGAGTTTGCTGGAAATTTATCATATGAAAGGAACGGATTAGACTATACAGTCACTTCTGGAGTGTCATTAATCACTACAGACATTGCTTCGACTGGTGGTGAGAATATTGAGACTGTAGAATCTATTAAAAAGTTTGCACCACGCATTTATGCTTCTCAAAATCGTGCTTTAACAGCAAATGATTATGAAACATTGATTCCAACTCGAATTTATCAAGAAACAGAGTCAGTTTCAGTCTTTGGAGGCGAAGAATTGGTTCCTCCTCAGTATGGAAAGGTCTTTATTAGTATAAAACCCAAAACTGGCGACTTTTTACCTAATTTAATCAAAGAAAACATTAGAATCAAGTTAAAGAAGTATGCTGTTGCAGGAATTGTTCCAGAAATCCTTGATCTGAAGTATCTTTATATCGAAATTGACGCAAAAATCTATTATAACACTAATTTGGCAAATAGTGGAGCATCTGTCTCAAGTATTGTTGCTCAAAATGCAACTAAGTATGCAGAATCTTCAGAAATGAACAAATATGGAGCAAGATTTGCATATAGTAAGTTTTTAAACATTATTGACCAAAGTAGTGAAGCAATAACTTCCAATATTACAACAGTTCAGATGAGAAGGGATTTGCGAGCTGCATTAAATAGTTTAGCAGAGTATTCTGTTGGATTTGGTAATGCATTCCATATTAAGAGTATGGATGGTTATAATATTAAGTCTTCTGCGTTTAGAATAAGTGGATTTACTGAAGATGTTTATCTTTCAGACATTCCTAATACTAATAGGGAAAATGGATCTCTATTTTTATTCACTTTACCCACACCAACTTCTACAAGTCCAACAATTGTTAGAAGAAACGTAGGAAATATTGATTATAAGAATGGAATCATCACTATTAATCCAATTAATGTGTTATCTGGTAAAATAAAAGATGGTCAGACCATTATCGAGTTGTCAGCATGTCCTGCTTCCAATGATGTTATTGGATTACAGGATCTTTATTTACAACTAGATATTAGTACCAGTAATTTTGAAACAGTTGTGGATGACATCTCTTCGGGGTTAGATCCAGCAGCATCTGAGTATATTGTTACCTCTAGTTACGCCAACGGGACATTAGTAAGATCATAAAATGCCAGAAAAGAGAATCCAATTTAATAATGTAGTTCAGAACCAACTCCCTGCTTATACGCAGAATGAGTTTCCTTTAGTTTCTGAATTTTTAAAACAATATTACTTAGGACAAGAATTCCAAGGTGGTCCTATTGATTTAATACAAAATATTGATCAATATACTAAAGTTTCTGAGCAAACTAATCTAATTGATGCTGTAGGATTATCTACCTCTGTAGATCAGTTTACTGATGTCATACCTGTAGATATGACAGAGTATCCAGCAGGAACATATGGATTTCCAGATTCTTATGGACTAATAAAAATTGATAATGAGATTATTACATATACAGGAACTGCAAGAACTTGTTTTACTGGTTGTGTACGTGGATTTTCTGGTATATCCTCATATAAAAACGCAACTGACCCAGATGTATTAGTTTTCGATTCGACGACCTCTGAGGAGCATATAGGAGGGTCTAAGATCCAAAATTTAAGTACTCTGTTTCTTAAACAGTTTTTACTTAAAACAAAACGTCAATTATTACCTGGATTAGAGGATCGTCCTTTACATAAAGATCTTGACCAAAATATTTTTATAAAACAATCAAAAGATTTTTATCTAAGTAAAGGTACTGACCAATCCTTTGAAATTTTATTTAAAGCTTTATATAATGAAGATGTAGAAATAGTAAGACCTAGAGATTTTATTTTTACCCCATCAAATGCTAATTATAGAATAGAAAATCAATATGTAGTCGAATCTATTGAAGGTGAAGGAAATCCAATACACCTTGAAAACTCTACTTTAATACAAGACGAATATAAAAAGGATTTTGATAGAGCATATGCTCCTATTTCATCAATAGAACCAATTAATACTGGAGCAGGTAAAACTTACTATAAATTGGGTATTGATGGAGGATATAATAGAGATTCTAGAGTTGAGGGTTCTACATATGGAAAATTTAAGGTTCATCCAAAAACAAGAGTAATTGGACAAGTATCTTCAGGATCTACTTCTCTTGATGTTGATTCTACTGTAGGATTTCCAACAAGTGGTGAATTATATTGCACTTATAGCGATGGAACTGCTGGTATTGTTTCTTACTCTCATAGAAATTTAACTCAATTCTTTGAGTGTACTAATATCAATGGAACTATTTCTAATGCCACTGATGTTGGAATTAATACTTATGTTTATGGTACTTCCTCTGAAGATTCAACTAAAGTTGTTAAAGTTCGGATTGGAACAGTATTAGATAAATTGGAATGGGATGATAATACTAAAAGTTATGGAAAAGGTGATGTTGCTAAAATTAAAACCTTAGGTATTTCGGATAAAAAATTTAAAGGCAAAGATTGGTTCTTTAATGTTGCTGCAAGTTATAAAATTAAAAATGTAGAGTTAATTGACTCTGCTGATTTTACATATAAGGTTAATTTAAATGTAGATCATTATCTAAAAGTTGGAGATACTATTACTATTCTTCAGGGAGGATTTGCTTTACAAACTTCTACGGTTCTTAATATAAATTCTGCCAAATCCTTTAATGTTAAAGGTCAGGGGCAAATTACTGATGTAAGTGCTCTTACATTTAGAAGAAATATATCAAAAGCAGTATCTAATACCTATCCAACAGTTACTCCATATTCTACTAATGTACAGAATGTATATGTAAGAAATAATAATGAATATTTGGTTGCATCAGGTTCTATTCCTTCTTATTATGCTCAACCTTTAAATGTTTCTAATCAAGCAGTAGTATTTTCAGGACAATTTGAGGGAACTGAGTTTTTAATTAAACAAAATGGAGATCATGGATTCTATACTGGAGATGCTGTTTATTATTCACCAGAAAAAATATCTCAAAATTTTTATAATGCTTTTGGAAAAGAAATAACCAAGATTGTTGATGGTACTGAATTATTTGATGAAGGTCTTTATTTTGTAAAGAGAATAGATTCTTCTACAATTAAATTAGCAACAAGTAGAACTAATATTTCTAATGGATTATATGTTTCTGTTGATACTGCAACAACAGTAACTAATAGTAGAATAGAACCTTATGATTTTAGATTTAAAACACTACAATCTCAAGATATTTTACGTGAATTTGTAGATCCTGAATTTGATAATGAAGAACCTATTGAAACTTTACCTGGATTTACAGGAATGTTGGTTAATGGAGTTGAAATATTAAATTATAAGGCATCTGATTCCATTATATATGGACAACTTAATGAAATTAATGTTACTGCACCAGGAAGAGATTTTGATGTAATTAATCCACCAGTTTTGCATATTTCTGATTCTGTTGGTACTGGAGCTACTGGATATGTTGCTGTTAATGGTTCATTAAATGCTCTTAAGGTAGTTGACCCTGGTTTTGATTATGAAGAAACACCAGTTGCTACAGTTTCTGGTGGTAATGGTAAAGGTGCTGTTGTTTCTGTAAATATGAAACAAATAGACCATAAAGTTGATTTCTTTGCAGACGCTGGTTCTCAAAAAATTGGTATTGGTACAACTTCTAATAACTCATTCCAAATTGGGTTTAGTACATATCATAAATTCAGAAATGCTGAAAAAGTAGTTTACTATACCTATGGTCAACAGGCAGTTTCTGGAATAGTAACAAATGCACAGTATTATGCTAGAAATATTGGAGTAACTACAATTACTCTTCATAAAACAGAAGCAGATGCTATAAGTGGAATTAATACCATTACTTTAACTGCAAATGGTATTGGAAAACAATCTATTGCTTCAGTTAATAAAAAATTAGTAGTAGGATCTTTTAATATAATTTCTAGTGGATCTGGTTACGAGAATAAGAAAACAACTACTAATACCAGTGGAATTAATACCGCAACTGATATTATTACTATTTCTAATCATGGATATAATTCTGGTGAGATAGTTAACTATACAGTTGAGGGTACAGTAGTTGGTGGTTTAACTAATAGCACTGATTATTACTTAACAAAGATTGATGGTGATAGTTTTAAATTATCAAGTGTAGGTATAAACACAAATGACAGAGAATTTAATTATAGAACAAAACAATATATTGATTTTACTACTATTGGTGTAGGTACTCATATATTTAATTATCAACCTATTACAATAAGTGTTAAAGGTAAAGTTGGAATATCTTCTATAGCAGGAGATACTTTTGAGTGTGAAACACAACCTATTTTTAGAGGATCTATTAAATCAGTTCATTTAACTGATAATGGTGTTGGATATGGTTCTTCTGAAATTATTAATTTTAATAGACAACCACAATTTAAATTAATTGCAGGTTCTCAAGCACAATTAACACCAGTTATTAATGATGGAAGAATTGTAGAAGTATTAGTTCAGAATGTAGGTAAAGAATATAATTCTCCACCAGATCTTGCATTAATTGGTGATGGATTAGGTGCAGTTCTTACTCCTGTATTAGAAAATAATACAATAACGTCGGTAAAAGTTATTGAAGGAGGGGCTGGATATACTCAATCAAATACATCAATTAATGTAGTTGTTCCAGGAGATGGTGCAGAATTTGATGCAAGTATTAAAAATTGGAGAATAAATTTATTCCAGAGACATTATGATAACTTTACTGTAGATGATGGATTTATTGCTGATGAGTTTAATGAAGATAAAGGATTACAGTATTCTCACCTATATGCACCAAGAAAGCTCAGAGAGTCCCTCTACGGCACTGTAGGGGCAGGCTCAACGGTCTCTAAGATCCAATATGGTAAAAGAGACCTACTAAGGGTAAACAGTCTTGAGGTCGCTTCTACAGACCACTCACCGATTATAGGATGGGCATACGATGGTAATCCAATATACGGTCCTTATGGTTATTCTAAGAGATCTGGTGGAGTAGTAAGACAATTAACT